TATGGGAGGCTCATGCCAGACCAAGTAGGCGACACACAACTAATACCCGATGGCAATCCGAACGCTCCGATAGTGGGTGCGAATTTTAATACGGATGGTTCCATCAAAGCTGGGCCAGACATGTCTACGGAGTTAGCCATCGTAGTACAGTCCGCACAAGCGGCTCGGGATTTTCTTCTTAACAAACAGTAAACTATAAACTCTGCTGTTTTAAAACCCACTCTGATTGACTTGGAAGCTGAGATGCCAACAAGGCGGAAGCGGAATATCGCACCGTGAACGACTAAGCGAGAGGGGACACCGAAGGGTGTTATGCGATAGTCTGAACATACGGGAATACAACTGTATGAGAGAAATCCGAAGAGGTTTCTCCCGCCGCAAGGTGAGTAACAATTTTGGGAATCTACTATGGCGAGACGCGGATTTGCTATTCCAAGCACCGCGACCTATGACGGTTTACGAGAATACCTTAACATAACGGGGGCATCTTACTGAAAAGTAAGAATGCGAATCTTCTTTAATTAAGCTGAACCCTGAAACGGGAACAGACTGCAAGCAGCGAAAGCGGGCAGCAGTAGAGACTAAACAAGAAGACATCCTTTGGGATGATGCGATAGTCCGATCATTACGGGAATGAAACCGTAAGAGGTTGCCAGAAATGAGCAATCCCGCCGAAAGGCGAGTAACATATTGACGTACTCGAACCTAATGTGCAGCGATTTACCGTTGCGAAAATCTGTAATTCTGTCGTGCCGCAGTTATACAAGGGCATGTTCTACGATGATCCACCAATGATTCTTCGTCCGCGACCCGGCGTTAAGCAGGAGATTACGGACGCGAAGACCGCTTTGTTCTCATACATACTCGACAAGAGTAAGTTCAAGACAGAGACGAAGTGGGGACTCGAAACGATGGCCCATCTGGGCACAGGCATCTGGAAGTGGGGTTACGACTGGACAGAGATTACAACGTCCAAGCGTCACGCCGCTGTTCTTACGGTTAAGACCGGCCCAGATAATGCCCCAGAAATCCATCAAATTCCCGAAGATAAACCGCCCCACATTGAGTACACGACTAAATCCGTACCAATGCCTTTCTTTGAACACCGTCCTTTGGATGCAGTGCTTGTCGATCCCAAGTTAACCGTCGCAGATATCCGCGAAGCACGGTGGGCTGTTGACGTTCGTGCCATGGACTTCTATGAGGTCAATGCTTTGAAAGAAGCGTTGGAACTGGAAGCGAAGGATAATCCAGAAGTCATGGATGGCTGGACTTTCCCTGCGAATCTCAAAGATATGTGGGCAGTGCAATCACCGTCTGCACCAAATCAAATGGTTGAGCAAGCATTGTACATGAAAGGTGCAGTCCATCATGCTCAAGATTCCAACGTAGGTCACACGCCTAATCCGCTGATGACCAAGCTGGAAGTGCTTGAGTATTGGGACGCAACGCAAAAGATCATCGTCCTCAAGGGCGAGAAGGTATTATACAGGGGCGATAACGAATTTAAACGTTTGCCGTTCCTTTCTGCAAACTGGTGGAACCGACCGAAAGCGTTTTACGGAATGGGTCTGGGTCTCATCGTTGGACAGAATCAGCGTGTCGATCAGGGTACGATCAACGCGATTCTCAAAATTTTGTCTTTCGGCGTCAACCCGATCTATGTCAAGAAACGCGACGGAAATAATTTCACCCAGATGGTAAAGACTGGCATCGGCAAAGTAATGACCGTTGACGGGGAAGTGGACAAAGCGTTTCGACTCATGGAAACTCCGAAGGTGCCTTCCGATGTTTGGCAAGCACTGCGGGAAAGTGAGACGGCGACTGAATCGTCATCTGGTGCAGATCAGCAGTTAGTGCAGGGAAGTTCCGCAGGGCCACGATCCAGCATGGGCCGCACATCTGGTGGTGCAGCAATTCAGGCATCAGCAAGTGCAACTCGGTTAGACGGGCCTCTCGACAATTTCATCGAGCAAGTCTTCAAACCATGGTTGTATATCATGGATGAACTCGTGTACAAGAAAATGTCGGATGCTACCATCCTTCATATTCTGGGCGAAGTTCTTGGTAAGCCATTAACGAAAGCCATCGGCATGCAGGAGTATTGGGATGCCACTATGGACTTCGAAGTTCTCGCGGGTGCGTCAATGTCCGCGAAACGTACGATGGCTCAGTCGATGACGATGCTCACGCAGTTCCTCGATAATCCGCAGTTGCAGGATGCTCTATCAAAACAGAAGAAGAAAATTGACTTCCTCACCATTTTCAGAATGTGGATGGAAGCGAGCGAGTGGAAGAACGGTAATGACATTGTGGTCGATATGACTCCCGAAGAAATAGCGGAGCAGAAAGCCAACAGTCCTGCCGCAATAAATGCTGCGAAGATGCAGCAATCCAATCAAAGTGCACAGCAGAAGTTCGAGCAGAAACAAGAAATGGAAGACCAGTCTTCTAACAATCGTATTAAACGTGATCTCGTAATCGCATCGGCCAAAGCATCAGGGCTTTCCGAAACGGTTGAGGGTGAGCCAAGTACGGGTGGATTAGAAGGCCAGCAACCACAAGTGATGTAGGCGGGACTAAACATCCCGCCCGTCGAACAGAGGGCCGCAAAGCGGGCGACGGAAATGAATGCTCTGGACGGAAAGACTAAAATGTTAAAAACGTTCGTATTAGCCCTCATGTTGGCTCTGGGTCTTTCCGTCCCAGTGCCACAACCTCAACCCACCACCCCTACCTTTGTTATTAAGACGCCCATCGAGCAGCAACACGAAACCGCCCATCGACTGCGGATATATGATATCCACGGTGAGGCGGGATTCAAGGTCGTTGTAGGTGGGTGCTCTGGAACAGTTATCGGGCCTCATGCAATTCTTACCGCCCAACACTGCTTCGCAAACACTAATCTCGTGGGCCTTGATATGGACGTCCAGCCGACCCAGATTACTTCCGCTATACTGGATGGAAATGACCACGTGATTTACATAGTTAATAGAACTTTCACTCAATGGTCTAGTGTGGATGAGAATCCCCTGACTGTTGGCGAACAGATTCATTATTGGGGTAATCCCGGCCAGTTAGATGTTTACGGCTATGGATACTTCAAAGAGTCGATACCCTTTATGGAAGTGGACCCCTCGGGGACTTTTATCTTCCAGCATTTCGTCATGCGGGTATTACATGGTGACTCTGGTGCGGGGATGTTTAACGATGCTGGAGATATCGTCGCCGTCGTTTCGATGGGGGACGAAAGTGCAAACGGATATTGTTTGCCATTAGTATTTACCCAAGCCCAGCTAAATACTGCCGCAGGAAAGTAGCATCTATCTTGGAGGAGACCATGCTTAAGGTGACCAACGAATTGAAGGGGTTGGACATCGAACTGGAATTGACAGATGACGAACGTGGGGTCTTAGCTGCCAGCGTAAAGCAACGCGGCTTTGAGATCATGCAACGCATCATGGAAGATCAGGTTCGAAAATTCAATTTCAAACTGCTCGACTGCAACCCCGCGAAGCAAGACGAAGTTCTCGCCGCCCACTTCATCGCAAAAGGCGTGGCACAGTTTTACACTGCACTCATGGAAAAAATCGAAAACGAGTGCCAAATCGTAGCGTACACCAACCGCAAACCTCAAGTTGAGAACGCGACCGAAATGCCTGACTTGCAATAACCTTGGAGGAGGATTCTATGAGTACAATTCCCGTAACACCTGAAGTGACACCCGAAGTGACGCCGGAAGCGGCCCCTGTGGTCGCACCCATAGTCGCACCTGTGCTGGAAGTGAAGTGGCACGAGTATCAGCCGATGGACGAGCATAATCGTCCGGTCGGTGGAAAGCAACGATTCAGTTACACTACCACCGAGGAGTTGATTAAGAAGCTGGAAACAGCCCACAGCAACTCTATCCTTGGTATGCGTGATGTAAAACGCAAGGCCCGCCTCGGTGTACCCGAAGTGGACGCCCTGCCCGCAGACTTAGAACGTACCCCGGCCATCATACAGTTCAAAGAGAAGCCACTTACCGCCGAAGAACGGTATGCGATCTCTCAGGATATGAATGACCCCGCGAAGTTCGAATCCGCCCGCGACAGACTCTTGGAGTCCGCCGTCGGTGTGCCGCCTGCACAATTACGCGAGACCTTGAACACCACACAGCAACAGAACATGCAGATCATCGCACGTCAGAATGCGGAAGTGTGGCTTGAACGGCACCCAGAGTTTTATGGATGCCAAGAGAACATTAACACCGTTTGTGAATGGATGACGAAGACAGGGCTACAGCCAACCATTCGGAATTTTGAATATGCCCAAGCTAAGATGGAAGAAGCCGGATTGCTTCTTTCTTCTCCTATCGTGCGTGAGGTTGTGCCAGAGTCAGTCGTCCCCGTGACGACCGTGCCCTCGGCACCGATACAGCCGGAACCGCAGGCTGTAGTGCAGGAACCCGTTCGAATTAACGAGACTCCAGTACCGCAAGAAAAGCGACAGAGTCATGTCCCGTCAGGACTGAACAACCGTGTTGCCCCCGTCGGGGGACCAGAGGTTGTGAGTGCGACGGACAAGCTGACTCTGCGAGATATCGACGCTATGCCTTCTGAAGAATACAGGAAGCAGATCATGACGAACCCAGCGTTTGTCAACCGTGTAAACGAGTTGGAAGCAACCCGTCCTGCACGTCCGCGTCGATCATAACAGGTAAACAAATATGGCTTTGGCCGAAAGGCCCGAGAGTCAGTAAAATCTTGCTATATCGGTGAAACCCTGCTATAATTGTTATGGCAGACAATACCGAGAGAAGATTCCACAGCCAAATAGTAATACCGAAAGGGGCTAAAGATGTCAGACAAAGCAGTGTACGCATACTTCGCTGGAATAATGGATGGAGAAGGAACCATCACAATCTGTCGAAGTGAATACGTAGCGAATCGAAAAGCGGAAGGAAACCGCCCAGCACGTCGATACAAAACCGTAGGAATCAGCTTAAAAATAAGCGTGAAGAATACGGATATGCGATTGATGAAATGGTTGAAGTCTCGTTTCGGTGGTGAATATTACCTCGATACGGGAAAGAAACCTGAGAACTGGAAAGATAGTTACGTATGGCATTATGCAGCCGAGTCAAAAGAGGATTTTTTACTAGCGATACTTCCCTATCTTATTATCAAACGAGAGCAAGCATTAGTCGCTCTCGAATATATTAGATTGGGACGTGACGTTAGGTGTCCTGAAAAAAGACAAGCGCTTTACGAAAAAATAGTGGCGCTAAATCAACGTGGAAAACTCGTAGAGACTAATACGCAAGATGCAATCTGTAAATGCGGTCATCCCGAACTTCACCTGACGTTCGTATGTCCTAAGATTGCAATGATAGAGTCCGTGCTCACTGGTGACAGTGAGAGTGCTCCTACGGTGACGTAGACAGCCTAAACAAAACAATCTCCCCAGCGGGTAACCAGCTTTCAAACCTGCCTCAATCCACGGTAAAGTTTTACGACAAGAAATTCCGTGAGAACTTGAAGGCACAGACCCCATTCGTCGCATGCTCGGAACGTCTCGATCTGCCGATGAATTCTGGTAACCAGTATGAAATGTTCATGTACGTTCCGATGTCTGCTAACACTACGCAGACCACCGAAGGCACCGTGGGTTCATCTCTCAGTGTCAGCGTACTGACAACGACCGCAACCATCGGTGAATATGCAGATTATGCCAATTTCAGTTCGCTCAGTTTAGCGACTGCGATTGACAACACCGTTGAGAACGTTGCTCGTGAAATGTCGTATCGTCTTGGCGAATCGTTGTCCGCACTCGTGCGTGCAACTGCCGACGGTGCATCGAGCATCGACGCCAGTGTTCTGACCGAACTGGCCGCTTCGAGCACTTCGAGTTTCACCGCTCTGTCGCTCAGCCAAATCCGTAACAGCGTTCAGTCGCTGGCGGGTCGTAGCGTGCGTCCGTTCGATGAAGGCTCCAAGTCCTTCGCAGGCGTGATCCATCCGTTCGCTTTGGGCGATGTCCTTGCTGACAACAGCAACGATTCCCCAATCGACATCTTGAAGCACACTCCGGTGGGCCAGATGAAGATGGACAGTCTCGTCTCAGTTGACCTGACTGAAGTTGTCACGCTGCCTTCCACGGGCGTGGACTTCTATCAGACCAACTTGGTCACACAGACCTCTAGCTACAGCGGCATCACGGGTCTGACCGCACTCCGCACCTACATCTTCGGACGCGATGGTATCTTCTCCATCAACCTCGGAGCGAAGGGTGATACGGGCTTCGGTGACGGTGAGTGGCGTAACATCGAGTGCAACATTGTGCAGAACGCAGAGCCAACTGTTGCCGACCCGGAAGGTTTGATCCCCGGCTGGACGAGCTATCGTGTGCACTTCACGACTTCGCTCGGCCCGGATACGACCATCCGTATGCGCCAGATCGACGCGGCAAGCGCAATCAGCTAATCGACTTCCTTGTGGGGCTGTACTCGTACAACGCAGACAATGCATAATTGGACGAGATAGATACAGCCCCACCTGAGTCTTAGCGAAAAGGAGATTATTTTGGCAAATCCAAATCCACAGCACAACCCCACGGACGGTCTCGGCGTTCTCGCAGTAGTTCTCGTTGCGGGAACCAACGTCGCCCAAGTGGGTAGCCAAGTCGCACAATCTGCCGGGGTAACTCCCGGTGGGCACCAGTACGCAGTCACGCTCAGTCTTTCGAGCAAGACAGTCACAGTTTTTGAAGGACAGCCGAATTCACTCGGTTCTCCCGTGGCGTGTCATAACACTGTGCAACTGACGCCGCAGGCAGTTGACGTGAAGGGTAATGACTACACGCCAGTTGCTTCCGCGACTTACAAGTCGTATAACTATCCAGCTTTTACTGGATACAACCCCGCCAATCTCAGCCCTTACTCGGCTCTGATTGCCTCGGTGTCCGGCAGCGGTCTTATCACTGCCCACAACATCGGTCAGGCGATTATCGAGGTTCAATACCCCACGTTTGACTTCGCGTCGGCGTCAGTTGACCCCGAACCCGTGCAATCCACAGGAGACCCGGTTCAGATGGTGTACTCACAGATTATCGTGACTGTCGTACCCTAGTCGAGACGGGGCTGTATCGGTAGTACAGCCCCAACTCATTCCTTGGAGGAGGAAGCATGAACAATCCTAATGAGATTGAAATAGTGCACGCTTTGCGTGATTCGATTGAGCTACTCCGCAAAGAGAATTCGAGACAGCGTAAGTTGATTGGGAGGCTCAGAAAAACAGTGAGCGACCTGCGACGTCTCAAGAATATCCAGATTCAGAACGATGAAGCGTTCAAAGAGATGTGTGATATCTCGTAGTGGACATGCTGGTCAGATATGGCGTTATTGCCGGACTGATCTCTAGTCAAACTCGTAGTCTAGAATGCGAGCGAGACGTTAGCGGTTGCTGAGACTAATTACCTCAGTGGACACTGATTCCATACGATGCACGACGGCCCTCCGAGTTGTGAGGAAGCCTGAGCCGAATGACGAGGAGGGCGGGAGTGCAAAACGAAAGACAACCAGACTTTTACGGGATAGACCCCACTAAGAAATATGGACAATTAGTTCCCGTCTTTCCCCTTGAACGGGTTAAAGGATGCCGTCCGAAGTGGATGTTTGAATGTGATTGTGGGAGTAGAAAAGCAATTAGAGTTGATTACGTTCTTAGCGGCCACACTAAGAGTTGTGATCATTTTCATCGCAATGGATTGCGATCACAACGTCGCATGTTCCGAGAAAAACTACTCGCATCACAAGGAAATTATTGCGCCATATGTCGAGAGCCATTCACAGCAACTCCTGAGGTTGATCATGATCATCGCTGTTGCCCACAGAAAAAGATGTGCGTGAAGTGTGTTCGTGGTCTGTTGTGCGAGACGTGTAATCGTGGCTTAGGTATGTTCAAAGATAGCCTTGATTTGCTGTTGAACGCTGTTGAATATTTGAGGAGGTTCAATGAGCAAATTTGTCAGCAATGAGGAGTATCTCGAAAGATGGGAAGCCGCTGCCCCGAAAGCCGTAGATAGCGGGTTAACCCCAGATCAAATCAAGCAGGTTCAGGGCACCCGTAACAACGATGTCGCACCGTGGGAGAGTTACATGGTGGAGGAGCAGTTGACGCCTGAGCAGGAAGCCGCAGTCGCTGCGTACGCTGAAAACGTACATGACGATAGTAGCAATCAGACGAAAGAAGAACTCTGCCGATGGAAGGAAGGCAACGAGGAAGTTGCAAAAGAGTACCAGTGGTGTACGCCCGAAGAATATGCCGACATCCAGCAACGCTTCGGTCGCATCATGAGTCACGATCAACTGATCACGAAACTGCGGGATGAATGTAAGTTGAAAGTATTTTACCGCGAACATCCGCATGCAGACAAGTTGACACTGCTTTACAGCGACGAATACGGCAATAAGAAGCCAGAGATCGCATGCTGGGTGCAGCGGGGATGGATGCCTGAATATACGGTTATGGGTTTTGATGACCATGGCGTGCCACTCGCGGAGAAGTATCGCGGCTGGCGGACTGTACTTCTACAGTTGATTATCAAAGAGATTATCACGATTGAAAAAGCCCACAAAGTTTTCGGTGAGGCTAACCTACCCTGTGCAGAACGGTACAATACCATTCTACACTCGTTTAGGAATCGTGGCCGTAAAGCGTAACACAGAATTGGAGGATTCTATGACAGCCAAAAAGACACCCGTGAAAGCTACGGTGAAGTACACACGAGCACAGAAAGCGGAACCTACCCTTACTCTCGCGCAGCTTCGCAGATTGATTGCGAAAGAGCGGAAGATTTGGGAGGATGATCGTGCTCTCATTCAAGATTTGCGGAACCAGCAAATCGAAATGGCGAAGTATAACGGTCGATGTCTGACCTCAGCAGACCGCCATCACGCCCACGAACAGGCCACTTGTACCCACAAGAAGGCGGGTACTATCAGGGATTTGAAACACCCCCGTGCGGAATTTTTGCGAGGAAACGGTTTGCAGTATGCGGTTCTCAAACATAAATTTTCCCATGGCGATATTTGGGTACGGTGTCTTCGTTGCGGTAAATGGTGGAAGCCGCCCATCCGCTCGCAGTATAAGTTAGACCGCGATTTTTGGCGGGCGATGTTCGATTATGAGGAAGCGGTAAACTTCCCCACGAACAATATCATGTCAGAGTCAATCCAGCTAAGATTTGATCAGTTCAATTCAAAAGGTGGGCGGGTTGATGGCGTAGAAATCGTTCGTGAGAAGTTAGCGAACGCAGCAGGATACTAGGAGGAAGTATGAGTGAAGAAACAGCAAAGGTTTATTCAAATGCTGCGGAGGAAATCGCAGCTATCGAACTGAGCATCAAGCGGGCGCAATTGGCCGACTTGGAGCTACAGAAACAAGAACGCGAGTTGAGCATCCAAGAAAAACGCGGCACGATTGGTGAACGCCTCAACAAGCAGAAGCAAAAAGAGCAAGATAGGGCGATGCAAGGTCGCGTGTTTGCTGCCCAGAAACGTGAAGACGATGCGAAGCAGAACGCATGCACCCACAAGAAGGGTGGCACCGTTTCGCAACGCAATCTGCAAGTGCTCAGTACCGGTGGAAACAGCCCGCAGTATGCCGTTATCAAGCATCAGATGATTACTGGCGACTTCTGGGTTCGCTGTCTCCGTTGCGGCAAGACGTGGCTCCCACCCGTTGAAGAGAACTTTTATTTCAACGCGAAGGGCAAGCAAGTGGCTCCTGTTGATGGTGTGTTCTCGAAAGAAAAGTTTGAGAAGGCTGAAGCAGATTATCGCGCAGCAGTCCAGTTCGAGACGAACAATACCCCGTCAGGCTCCGTCATCTGCAAGTTTAGCAAATGGGATGATAAGGCCGAAGCGTGGGTGGATGCGACGAAGGACTATCGTCGGTTAGTTAAGGCGACGAACCTGAGATAATATGACACCCAATCTCACGCCAGAACAAATCGCTACATTGTCGATCTCAGAGATTGATCGCATGTCTTCGGACGTGTATCTATCAAATCTGAGAGCCAATCCGACCGCATTCGCAGCGAGAGTCGATGAACTTTCGTCCATCGCCGCCCAGAAACATCCACGCCCGCAGAAGGCGTAAATCGAATTGCCGCTGAGTGCGGCCCATGCCGAAAGGAACACTCATCACCGCAGAGCACGGTTTGTGGCCCGATCCCATCGCGTTGGGGTCGGGCAATGCTCGTCTTTTTGTGTTTAAGGAGCCTTATGGGTCAGCGTCAACCATCCCCCGAATCCAAGCTACGTTGGTTAAGAGCTAACAAGCACACTCGTACTGAAACGAATAAAAACTGGAAACTACGGGCGGTGTACGGAACAACGCCAGAAGAGTATCAAAACCTCCTAAAACAGCAGAACTATAAATGTGTTATTTGCAATATCGAGTTTGTGATGGAGCCTCGTAATAACGCTCGATATCCTCATCTTGACCATGAGCATTCCTCGGGATGGATTCGAGGCATATTATGTAGTAACTGTAATCATGCGATTGGTCTATTAGGCGAAGATATTGAACGCATGGAAAAAGCGGTTGAGTATATTATCAGTAACTCAGCCCCGCCAGAGTTTAACCTGATAAACGCCAAAGAATCATGTAGGATTACAAGGAAGGTTCGTCATGGGAAATTCTAGTGTGACCGTTCAAGATGTCGTTGATGACGCTCGCAGCAATGGTGAACTCGCACCTGCCCTCGCCACTGGCGGATTCTCCGACGCTCCTGCATTGTCTATCGCAAATGATGTCATGCAAGCACTGCTCTGCGGCGGGCCACAAGGCCAGCCCTTCAACTGGAAATGGAACCGGGCGGTTGAAACGCCGTTCTATATCAACAGTTGGCAACAAGATTATTTCATCCCGAATCAAGTGGCTGTGGGATGGCTGGAAAGCTGCACGGCTGTAAACTATAGCTGTACACAATTCCCAAAGCCCGTTTATCCTGTCATTGTCAAGCGTGACCTTCTGATTACGTTCAATCTCAGTACCAACAATGATGCACGCATTTGCTGGATGCAGAACGACACGATGCAAGCAGGCACTTGGGGCGCGACGACGCAGAAAACCCCGACAGGACAATCGCAACCCGGCCCCGGCGTCGTATATACCGATCCCAGCACCGCAACCGCGCAACCCATCAATCCGACTACGTGCATCAAGGATTTTTTCGGGAATCTCTGGGTGTTGACGCAATACGGAACATGCGGGCCTACCAATCCGTTTCTCACGAATCTAAACCCGACTTATCCGACCGTGCAAGACCAGACCATCGTATCTACTGTCGTGACAGATGGCACGGTCCAATGGACGGCAGTCAACCCAAAGGGACAAGGATATCGAATCAACCCTCTGCCTTGTCAGACTGGCCCTGTGTGGCTCATTCAGCCCGTCGGCCAGATGAAAGTTCCGTTTCTGAAATCACTGAGCACTACGCTCGACCCGATTCCCGATGACTTCTATGTATTCTTCAAGCAAGGATTTTTCGCGCAATGCTATCGCCGCTCACCGATCAGAGAAGTGCGGGCCAAGTTCGAGATGGAATACAATCTCTGGCAGAGGGCATTGACCAACGCAAGGATGTTTGGTTCGAACCAAGAAGACGATTGGGG